GGCCCAGAGCGAGCCGAAGGCTGATCAGTGGGAGGTGGTTGAGTTTCCAGCCGTCTTGAACGACAAGCCGATGTGGCCTGAGTACTGGAATCTGAAGGAGCTGGACGGTGTGAAGGCATCATTGTCGGAACAAAAATGGCAGGCCCAGTGGCAGCAGAAGCCTACTTCCGAGGAGGGATCGATCATCAAGCGTGAATGGTGGAAGATATGGCCGAAGGAGAAGATTCCTGATCTGGTGCACGTCATTCAAAGTCTGGACACGGCCTATTCAAAGAAGGAGACGGCGGATTTTTCCGCCATTACCACGTGGGGTGTCTTCAGGCCCATGGAGCACGGACCGCCACACCTGATTCTTGTCGCGATGCGCAAGGGACGGTGGGATTTTCCCGAGCTGAAGAGGATCGCGCTTGAGCAGTACAAGTACTGGGAGCCCGAGACGATCTTGATTGAGGCGAAGGCCAGCGGTTTGCCGTTGACGCACGAGCTGCGCCAGGTGGGCATACCCGTCGTGACGTACACGCCGAGCAAGGGCAACGACAAGCATGTTCGCGTCAACTCGGTCGCGCCGATGTTCGAGGCGGGGCATATATGGTGTCCCGATGAACGCTGGGCGGAAGAAGTGATTGAAGAATGCGCGGCTTTCCCTTATGGTGAGCATGATGATTTAGTGGATTCAACCACGCAGGCTCTCCTGCGCTTCCGTCAGGGAAACTTTGTTCAACTCGAATCCGACTATAAGGATGAACCGATGTATATCGAACCGAGGCAGTATTATTAATGGGCATAGTAAAAGAAGGAGCAAAATACGGCCTGGAGGCCTTAACGGATATAATTCTAAATAGACCCAAAGGGCCAGCCTTCAGGTGGGCCAAGTATCTTGGGGACAGGTATGATGACTTTTTCGATTCTTTTGGGGCGGTTTATAAGAATTTAATCAAGAAAAAAGACCTTAAGGCGTTCCAGGAATTGAAAGAGGATGTCGGGGACTCCTCGTTTGATAAAATTGTAAGGAAGACAAAAAAGGAAAAGAAATTAACCAGGGAAGATACCAAAAAAGCTCAAGAGGCTTTCAATATAGATGAGGTGGCCGCAGCTGAAAGAAATATTGCTAGATCATGGTTTATGAATAATAAGGGGCCTGAGATGGTGGAAGCGACAAAAATCGTAGCGGATGCCATGATAAAGAACGCTTCTACAGTAAAAAGATTCGATCCCCAAACAAAAAAAATGGTTGAAGTTTTTGATTTTAGCGAGTCAAGGCCTTTTACCTATGAACAAATGCTGCCAAAACTAAAGGCACAGTTTCCTGAAATATTTAAAAATATGAATTTAAATAAAAAAGATAAAAGGAACTGGGTGCAATATGTTCGTTCCAAAGTAATGGTGCCAAAACACTTCAAAAGTAAAAAACACTTCCAGACTGAATATTTAACAAACAGGTTTAGAAGCATGTACGCTCCGGAGGACAATACAACTATTGATAATCAATTTATCTTTGATGTGTGGAGATCCCGTCCCGCGGAGTTTAGAACGAACAACACCATTCAGGACGTTGATACGTTTTTTCATTTTTTAGATGATGTAGGTTATTTCAATCCTCGTTCGGAAAACTTCTATAGAACAATGGATCCTGATTTTTCGGCATATAAAAAATTCAGGGAACTTCAGAAAACGATGCCCGCGGGGACACAACTGTCTCATAAATTACACACCGTAGTTCCTGATCCTTTTTTTGAAACTAGGATGTTGGATGATTTAGTGTCCGTGCAAAAAATCCAGGGTAGCTTTGCCTCCCCTAATATACACATGTCGGATCCGGTGCCTTTTAGCGGGGCGGAGGGCGCTAATTTACATCTTCTTCCAAAGAAGAAAAATCTCTACCTACAGCCTTTGTTGGAAGGGAAGATATATAGAGAATTACAAAAACCTATAGAAAAAAGAAACATTAAGTATTTACAGGATTTAGAGCAACAAATGATAGATGCTAAAATTACAACAAGAATTTCAGATCCCATTCAAGGAGATGACAGGGTATATGGCTATGTGGCGGAAACTATAGATCCTAAAACGGGTTTTAAAGATGGGGGTTTAGTTTCCATTGAAGAAGTGATAGGATACAATCATGGCTGATAAGGAATATGTAGACATTTTTGAAGAACAGGAAAAAAACAGTAACTTTTGGCCGACATTCGGAAAGAGTTTTGTAGGGGGATTGGACACGCCCAATGATCTTCTGGTTGATCTTCCTTTGGGAGTGGCGCAAGGCGCGGCTAATATTGTTTCAGGAAAACCTGTATTGGAGGACACTCTTCCTAATGTTCCAGGTTTTGAAGACGCGATGTATTTTTTGACAAGTCTGGAAGAAGCGCATTCGGAAAATGATGTCGCTAAATGGAGCGGTATGCTCGCAGGCGGTCTTCCCGCTGCTGGGGCGACGATAGCCATCTTGAATAAGATTAAGGCAGGTAATAAACCCTTGTATAGAAAATTAACTAAGATGTATCCCTTCAGTGTGGGACAGTTTCACGTGGCGGCCACAGCGAAACCTAATTCACCAGGATGGATGAGTAAGATTCACAACATGTTTAAGGGCACGATACCTACCAAAAAGGTGATGGGAAAAGTTGCTGGCAATATTATGAAGCTTGGAAGAATGGGAAGTTATGCAGGTCTAGTAATGGGCATGGCTGATCCTGTAGCCGACTGGCTTGAATCGGATAAAAGGTCTATTGAGGCGGGATGGATGGATCCTAAAGAAATTAGGACGGGCGCAACAACATGGACGGATGCGGAAAAAGAAAAGCACAGGGCTAATCTTCTGAACTCACTTCCTGTTAGAATGACATCAGGGGCTTCGGACTGGTTGAGAGAGAACATAGGAACGCCTAAGTACGGGGGATATGAGACACAAGAGGAGCAGAATGCGGCTGAAGCGACGAACGCTCGTTTGAGATTACAACAAATAAATGAAGAAAAGAAAAGGGAGCAAGAAGATTTAATAGGACTATTGGAAGAATTGAATGCGGGTTCCGCTGATCGTGATGAGATGCTGCAGGGCAAGAAGGACGGCGGTATTATTCATCGTGCCTATGGCAGTCCTGAAGAAGGAGAAATAGGGTCAGGAATCGCAGGCGATGATCCTTATTTTGATTTAAAGGAACTGGACTTAGGTCCCGCGTTTGAAGGAGTTGAGGATTTGGATATTTTTGAAGAAGCGAAAAAAGAAGGATATGAAGAGGTGCAGGTGGCAGGATTAGGAAAAGAATTGTTTGGAAAAGTTCCCATCTGGGCCGTGGGAGGCGTTGATAAAGCCAAGATGCTTCTTCAAAACCTCTCGAAGAATGAAAAAAATATTCTCAGGTCCATTACGGAAAAGCTGGGCTTAAAAACAGAGAAGGGCAAGAAAGTGGAGGATGTCGTGGAGGACATTGACATCATTGACACGCCAGCTGGCGGTCAGGAAGTGGTGATGAAGAAAGCGGCGAAAACTATTTCGGATTCACCGGAAGATGCTGAGAGCGCTTTTTATTCCAGCGTTGAGGCTAAAATGATGGATCCCAATACGCCGGAGAGTTTCGCTTCAGTAGATGATTTTTATAAGTTCTTGAACAAGCGAGGCATATCCAGGGCTGAATTGGAGGATAATATTTTATCTCGTTACATCGCCAGTGCCAAGAAGAATGAAACACCACTGATTAAGGAGGAGATGCTGGACATTATTCGCCAGTCTCCGCTGCGTAAGATCAGAACCAAGAATTATGGCTACTTGGGAGAGACAGGCGACACGGCGAAATATGCCGACGGCAATATGGAATCGGGATACATCCCCAATACATACCGTGAATCTGTCCTTTATTTGGATTCAAAGGATATTCCTCTGGATCCTGGAAAATTGCCGACTGAGTTTGGATCTACTCACAGTTTTCCTGATCGATACGTGATTGGTTGGTCGCGACTATCAGACCGTGTGGCGAAGATTCCCGTTGAAAAGGGAATTGTTTCCACCATCGATCCGAAAGAGATGAAGACCATTGCAAGGAATGTGAAGAAGGTTGGAAATCAGGTGGACGGACTCTACGCGTCAGCCTACAGTAAATTATTCAGAAAAGGAGAAATAGATCTGCAACCTATAGATCAATTAAGCAAAGGGGAAATTAAAGATATTGTTAATCAATTTACTTTTGATCTGGAAGCTTTGGACGCACCCCTTTTTAGACAAATAAAACAGTTTGAAGATAAACTAGCGGCCGACACATTCAAGCTGAATCAGATGAAAGAAGCTGTGAAGGGAGCCGAGGTTCGCGTGACGTTCGCCGATGAGATTCAATCCGACGTGCTGCAGAACGCGCAACGCCAGTCTGAAAAGTTTATGAAGACATTTGGTGATCTTCTTGACAAGTCAGCGGCGGAGAGATCGGCGGCGATTCTACGGGCAAAATCATCGTACAGCAGTGATCTTGGAAAAATTGATCCAGCCGTGGCGGAATATTTTATTCAGAACAAGAGCGTCTTTCGCCCGATATTTCAGACCGAGCAGGAGATGCAGCAATTCATTGACGTATTCGCCAAGAACAAAGTAATTTTTCAAAAACTTAAAGAGGCGGGCGTTAAGGCGGATCCTGATCTTTTGGCGCAGGCCAGGGCAGGACAGGCAATGGAAAAGAAAATGCTGGATGAGCTTCAGGTTTCCTTGAGCAAGGAGGCCATGATGCAGTTGCAGCCTAATGTTCCTTTCAAGAACAGGAGCGAATGGGGGGAAACGCTTATTAAACGAGATTTATATGAGGCGGCGAAACTGCTGTTCCAGGACAAGGAAAGCGACGCGGCGACGTGGTACGCCATCTCACCGAGCAAGCTGATTAGAACCCGCTACGGCCAGAGCGGAAGCGTGGCAACGCCAAAAGCGGATCGTACAAAAAGTATGAAGGGAATTGGAATGGATGAGTTCTACGGAGGTCCTGACGCGACTGATGAATTTGGAAAGCATTATACTTCTGTTCTGGAAAAAGCCCTCAAGCGCGCGGCTCAAGAAAACAATTCCATAATTAAAATTATTAAAGTAAAAATTGGACCAAACAAATACACTGACGCTTTTGCTATCAAGTTGACACCGGAAATGCTATTACCGCATAAAACTCATAGAAAAGACGGGGGGATGGTGTATACTCCTGAGATAATTGATATATTTGAGGCAGCATAATGGCAATTGATAAACCAATAGGAACTTTAGGATTTACCCCAGATCCACCAGCAGGATTTCCAGAGGAGCAGGAAGAGGTGGTTAAGCAAATGGTGGAAATGCAAATAGAAGACGGATCTGCGCCTGGTGTAGAATTACTCGATGACGGAAGCGCTATTGTAGGCGATCAGGAAAGAACTCTTGAAACCACTTTTGACATGAATCTGGCTGAAGTCTTGGAAGACTCCGAGCTGGGAAGAATCTCCAGTGAATTGCGTGAAGCGTTTGAGGACGACAAGGCATCACGACAAGATTGGGAAGACACTTACAAAAAGGGACTTGATCTTTTAGGATTTAAATATCAGCAGCGCACAATGCCTTTTTCAGGAGCAAGCAGTGTTACGCACCCTATGCTCTCTGAAGCGATTACACAATTTCAAGCACAAGCCTATAAAGAATTACTGCCATCAGGAGGGCCAGTTAATACACAAATTTTAGGACACATTACCACTCAAAAAGAGGAACAGGCTCAACGGGTGAAGGATTATATGAATTATCAAATTTCCCATGTTATGGAAGAATATGATCCAGATCTTGATTCATTATTATTTTATCTGCCTTTATCAGGATCGGCATTTAAAAAAGTTTACTATGATGAAGCATTGGAACGCGCCGTTTCTAAATTTATTCCTTCGGATGACTTTTATGTTCCTTATTTAGCAACTGATCTGCCATCATGTGAACGTGTCACTCATACTATTCGTAAAAGTAAAAATGAAGTAAGAAAATTACAAGTAGCGGGATTATACCGTGATGTGGATCTGATGGTATCTACTACAGAAACAGGAATTCAAGAGAAAGAAGATCAAATTGCAGGAATGAAAAAATCCTATCAAAAAGAGGATTATCAATTACTGGAAATGCATGTTGATTTAAATATTGAAGGAATAGATAGTGAAGATGGAATTAAAGTTCCGTATATTGTCACTTTAGATGAAGGATCTGCACAAGTTCTTTCTATTTACCGAAATTATAATGAAGATGATCCTAAGAAGAAAAAGAAACAATATTTTGTTCATTATAAGTTCTTACCTGGCTTTAGCTTTTATGGTTTTGGTCTTATCCACATGCTCGGAGGGCTCTCAAGAACTGCAACGTCAGCACTTAGACAGCTTATCGATGCAGGTACGTTGTCCAATCTTCCAGCGGGCTTTAAAGCTCGAGGGCTGCGAATTAAGGATGATGACTCCCCTCTCCAACCAGGAGAATTCAGGGATGTAGACGCTCCTTCTGGTGATCTTCGCCAGGGACTATTACCATTACCTTATAAAGAACCAAGTCAAACCTTATTTGCTTTATTAGGTTTTGTTGTTGAAGCAGGAACCCGTTTTGCTTCTGTCGCTGATCAAAAGATTGGAGACAGTGTTGCATCCAATGCGCCTGTTGGAACTACAATGGCATTAATGGAACGAGGCGCTCGCATTATGTCTGCTATTCATAAGCGCTTACATTATGCACAAAAAATTGAATTTAAATTACTGGCCAAAATATTTTCTGAGTCTCTTCCTCCAATGTATCCATATGAAGTTGGAAAAGATGCAGTCCCAAGTTTAAAGGTAGAAGATTTTAGTGATGAAATAGACATTCTTCCTGTTTCAGATCCTAATATTTTTTCTATGGCTCAGCGTGTAACATTGGCGCAAACACAATTGCAATTGGCACAAGC